ATCTACAAGTTAGTGGAAATAAATCGATTCTTCTGAAACGATTAACTGACTTTTTACGACCAATTCCTCCGGCGGAAGAAAAACAAGATGAAGAAAAACGTCCTGAACGTCCTGAAAGATTAAAGCAATCTCAAAGACAAACAATTAATATCTACACAGACGGTAAAGTAGATAAAACACATTCTGACGCTAAGAATATTTATATTGAACCATCTTACGCGTTTCCTCCAAAACCTGTACTTCCAAGCGGATATAATCCGTTTATGTCAACTGCAACTTCCACATCTTCTTCATCTGGTCTCAAACCCACCGATCGTATTTATCCAATGCCGCAAAGACCTACTTCAGCAATTTTACAAGAATCTATTCCTTTGCCTCAAAACGTTAATTTGCCAACTCCAACGTATAACGAAGACGAGGATCTTAAAAAAACAATAGCATCATTTAAGAAAATGTTGGATGAAAAAGACGAAGATGAAGGCGACGAAAATGAAGGTGACGAGGAAAAAGACGAAGTTGACGATGAAGGTGATATAAAAGAACTGATAGAAAGCCGTCGAATTTTTGAGGAAAAATTAGCAAAACAGAACGAAGAGAAAATAAATGAGGATGATGAAATGGTACAGTATAGACAGCGTGTTCCAGAAGATCCGGAATATCCGTTTGGCGTAATTAAGAAAAAGAATATAAAGAAAAAATAACTTGTAAGTAAATAAAATGATTAGAACACTTCGCAAAGTTGCTTGGGGTTGGAATACGTCAGTTGATCTTAAGAAATGTAATGAAAAAATTAAAAATAAAGACGACATTAAAGATTATGTGTATCAAATTTGTGATCTAATTGATATGAAACGTTTTGGTCCATGTCATATTCATAGATTTGGAACTGATAATAAAGAAGGCTATAGTATGGTTCAATTGATTGAGACTAGTAATATTACTGGACATTTTTGTGATCAAGATAACAGCGCTTATATCGACATCTTTTCCTGTAAAGAATATGATGTCTTAGAATTAGAAAAATTCACAAAGAAGTTTTTTGACGCTCAATCTTATGTATCAATTACAACGCCGAGATATTAAATTTTAAATTGAATTGCTATCTAAAGAAATGATTACTTTAATAAAAACTGATAATGACTGATATTCAAAAATGTTCAAACTGTGGTTGTAAAAAATTATTAAAATTCTTTAAAGTGAGAGAAAATACTGGAAAGATTTACAAAACGTGTATAAGTTGCTGCGAGAGGTTTAAGTGTGAATTATGCGAGTATAAATGTGCTTCAAATTATGATTTACAAAGACATATAAAACAAGTTCACGATAAAATAAAAGATTTTGAATGTACCGAATGTAATTATAAATGTAGTACAAATAGCACTTTACAAAAACATATTAAAGCAGTTCACGACAAGATAAAAGATTTTGAATGTGATTTTGAAGACTGTAAACATACTTGTAGTTCAAATGGTAATTTACAAAAACATATTAAACAAGTTCACGACAAGATAAAAGATTTTGAATGTGAAAAATGCGAGTTTAAATGCAGTCGAAATGATCATTTACAAAAACATATTAAAGCAGTTCACGATAAGATTAAAGAGTTTGAATGTGAATTATGCGAGTTTAAATGTAGTCAAAGTGGTGATTTACAAAGACATATTAAAGCAGTTCACGATAAAATAAAAGATTTTGAATGTGAAAAATGTGAGTATAAATGTAGTCAAAAAGGTGATTTACAAAAACATATTCTAATTTGTAAAGGCTCAGATCACTCAAATAAATCAGGTTTAGAATTAAGAACAACCGAAGCATTAGAACAACTTGGATTTATTGAAGATATAGATTACATATTCAATTCATCTTATTCTAAACTAACTGATTATTGCGGAAAGCATTTAAGACCCGATTTCCGTTTTCTAGATCATAAAATTATAATTGAAGTAGATGGTCATCAACATTTTAATCCAGCGACTTTCGGTGGTATATCAAAAGAACGAGCAGAAGAAAATTTTAAATCAACTCAAGAATCTGATAAAATTAAAAATAATTTTTGTGAAAAATATGGGTATAAGATGATAAGAATTAAGCATGACGAAATTAAAGATGTTTTAGGTATTCTACACGATGAGTTAGATTATATTATTAATTACTAAATTTAATTACTTACCTGTTTATTTTTATTTTAAAATAAAATAAAAAATATTACTATTCTTTTAGTTTTTACGCGTAGGTAATCGTAGTCTGATAATGTGAAAAATCACATGCTCCTGTAGCGGTAAATGATATATCCAATGGATGCGTCAATGTACTCTGAAACGTAACATTTCCGCTTGAATAACATATCATTGCTCCGCCGTTTTTCTCGTAACAACAGAACTGACGGGCGACCGTGGGACTGATAAAGACATATTTTGTTTCAAATTTAACGCTATCGAATGCCGCCCAAGTCGTTGAAGACAACGTGTGCAAACTTACTAAAAAGCCGTTATCCAAAACTCCATAACCGATGACGTTACTCGCCGCCGTACTGTTAATTTGTCCAATAGTAGTGATCGTCAATTGTTTATCCGCCTCAAACGGAGAACTAAAAAGTGTAGAACCAATTCCAGCAGACAACGGGCTAACGACAATAACAGGACCCGGAAAAATAGGTATAATCGGATTGGCAGCCGAATTAGAACTAAATTTAAGCAAAAACGGGCTAATAACATTTCCATCAATTTTAAGTTCTGCGGTATCTAACGAATTACATTTAATTGTATTTGCTCCAATAGCCATCCAATCTTTGATTTCCAAATCAGACGTCAGTTTGTTCAAAGACATGTTTTATTTATATATAAACAAGTTAATTTAAAATTTTTAAAAAATTAAATTACAGTTATTGTCGTTTGTACCATAGTTAATGTACATGGCGCAGTAGAGATTGCTGATATAGAAAGATTATACGGAAAAGTAGTTGGGAAATCAATAGGCAAACCGTAATTTACGTTTTGAACATCTGTAGGTAAATAAACGTTAGACACAAAATAAGCCTGTTCAGCGGTAACGAAAGTATAAAAACTTTCTATAACAATATTTGTAGCGGTAGTATACGAATTATACGGTATACTGATTTGTGTACCAGCCATGGGTAGAAGTGTAATTTTAACGTTATTTACAGCGGTTGGTGAATTAATTATCAAACTAGTTGTAATTTTTAATTGATCGCTGGGTTGATATCCGAAAGACGTTAAGCTGCCAACTCCCACATCTAAAGTTGATAAAATAGTCTGAGCGCTAGGATAAATTGAACTAGAAAATAAACCCGAAGTTGTGTTAAAAATAAGAGGGTTAGGAACGATTTTCTGACCGTCAACAGTTAATTCATTACATACGATTTTATCGCATCCAATGTTCATCCAGTATTTCTGATCTGTATTTACAAATTTATTCAGAGACATTTATATATAAACAAGTTAATTTATATTATTTTAAAAATAAATAAAATAATATATATAAATAAAGTATGTCTTTGAACAAATTGACATCCTCTGATCCAATTAAAAACTGGCTAAATATAGGCTGTAATTCATTGAATACTAAAAATCTTCTTGTGAATGATGTTCCAGTTGATAGCGCGAATTACGTTTATAATAATACACAATTAGCACCTAGAGGTGCCTCTGACACTTGGGTTCAACAAGCATTACCATTTAGATCTGCTATATTAATACCATTAAATAATAAAATTTTTACAACTTATAGTGGAACTGCTTTAGCATATTCTATAGACGGCGGTTTAACATTTACTCTATGCACTATTGCGATACCAGGTGCAGCGGTTGTTTATGACCCAGAATATAACTCTGATACTTCTACATATCTCATTTTAGTTACTAATGGATCTTCTACAAAATCTTTTACAAGTCTTAATGGTATAACTTGGCAATTGATTTCAACATTTACATCAAATATAGATGGAAGTTCAGGAGAAGCAGCGTATTTTGCCGGTTACTATATATATATTTGTTTGACTGGTTTTATTGTATCTTTGGACGGTATAACTTGGACTCCGATAAATATTACTGGTGTTCCATATACTTTCGCTATAGGACTTGATGAAAATAATACAAATATTCTGATTAGTCAAGGGGCAAATACTCATTATACATATAATGCTTTGAATTGGGTTCAAAGTTCTTCTTATTCTGGTCGTGTAGCAGTTTATGCGTTAGAACGTCAAGAATTTATTATTCAATCAAATCTAGGTTCTTTTTATAGATCTACAAATGGAAGAGATTGGAATTTTATTTCAGCTTCTTCATATGGTCAATTAAACCAGATGATATGGGTTGGGAATGATAAAAATGGCATCCCAATTAATCAGTATTATTTTCAAACATTAGATTATAATGCGTTTTTCACATTAACTTATTCTCCTACTTGTTCTACAGGAACTTTTGGAACTATCTTAATGAATGGGTCTAAAGTATATGCTGGGTCTGGATTATACAGTATTATATATGTACCACAGTATGATCGTTTTATCTATTCAGTAAACGATGCATTCTATCTATATTACGCAGATAAAACCAATCAAACAGCAACTCAAAAAATAGTTCTCTCAGAAATATTGGTTCCTAAAACTTTAACAGTTACTGGACAGTCTACATTACTTACAGGCAATAATTTGAAGATAACTATTAATGGTGTAAATTATACTATTGCGTTGACTCCGGCTTAAAATTTAATTTAACTTTAAAATTTTATATATTGTTAAAATATAAAATATGATGGACTTAATGAAAGTTCTAAATCTTATCATAAAAGCGATGGTAACGATCGAAAAGATGGTATTTCTAGACGGAGAAGGTAAAAAAAATTCCGTTATATTGTATATGAAAGAGAATCTGGAAGAATATGATAAATACGCACATATTATTCCAGTCGCTATTGAACTTGTAATTATTTTATCGCGTCAGAAGAGAGTCGCTATTAATTTGAAGAAGTATGGTTGTATTAGTTAGATTATATCAATCCCATGAGTAAATTTAAGATAGCACCGTAATGTTGCTTTAACATCTTCAAGACTGTTATGAGCGTTCTGAAATTCTGAACCAAACATTAACTTATATAGCTCTACTAATTTAGGCCACTTAAAACCATATAGCCCTTCTAACTGACAGTACTCAATCGTCTCTAGCATAGTACAATAGAACGGTTTCTCATATAACCACTTAATTTGCTTCATTCTATTCAAACGATATAACTCTGCTTCAACCACTTTCGAGTCGAACGCAAAATTATGAGCCACTAGCAGATCTACATTAACAAAATCTTCAATAAACTCGCATAAAACTTTACCAATATCTACTCCTTTTTCCTGAGATATTAAATCGGTTATTCCATGTATCTGAGAATTAGAAATATGATCAGAAACTTTTACAATAAAATCTTTTGTTTTGATAACTTTTTGTAATTCTAGATCATAGATTTTCCAGCTCATTTGAACTACATACGGAAAGTTTTTTATACTAAAATTATTAACATTTTTGTTTTTTGGCAATAATCCAGTCGTCTCTGTATCGAATACAAGAATTGTCTTTACCGTCATTTATTTAAAATAAAACAAGATTTTAAATAACTTTAAAAAAAATATTAGAATGCTAACTAATTCCTAACTAGTTAATTCCTAGAAATTTTTGGACTCGGTAAAAAAGCTCCTAAACAAAGCGTTAATATACTAGAAAAATTTCTTTGGCTATTGCAGTCGGTATTCACAACTAACATTACGGCACTGTAAATAATCAATCCTATCAAAACAAAAATTTGACTGAAAAATCTAGCAGCGTTATGATCTATCTTAAAACAACAAGATTTAAGTTCATTTTTAGGTAGTTTTTCTTCTAAAGTCTGAGATCGTTCTAAATCGTTTTTTCTCTCAGGTTCTAATGAATCCATTTTTATAATAAGAGTTATTATAAAATTTTTATTTCTTAATTCTTAATTCTTACTCATATAATCTAATAGTATGACTATCATTTAGATCAAATTTTGCTCTACACATAGGACACTTTTTATTCTCAACTTTTGCTATACAATGCCCGTGAAAAATATGACCGCACTTTAATTTAGTCCATCTGTAATTGTTATCCATACAAATGGCACAATCCTCTGGGTGTTCATAATTGAATATATAACACTCTTCGCATTGATTTTTATCATCCCAGCACATTTCACCGCACTTACATATTTTGTATGAATCTTTTAATTTTTCTATTTGATCTATATAATGCGTATATTTCGTCCCGATTACGACATTAAATTCATTTATCTGTTCCTTATTCAAATGGATGTAACAGACTAAATCTAAATCGTTATTAGTTTTTTTCAGAAGTAAAAAAGAAACAAAGAATGGATATTTCGTTTTCATTTCTAAATTAATGTACCCAACGTCTTCTGTTAATTTTTCATATAACCCACGATTATACTTACAATTTTCAGCGGTTTTTTGAATATCTGTAAAATTTACCTCAAACCACCGTCTCATAATTTCCCTATTTCTCGGGTCTAAAACAAATACATCCGCTGTGATAGTATCCTTTTCCTTTTCATTTCGAACGATTGAAGACATTGTCTTTTATTGTTGTTTCTATTCTTTTAAATATCTATTTAGAAATTCAATTTTGTTAATCTAAAAGAAATTTCTTTACCTTATCGTCAATCAACTTAATCTTACGCTCTATGATCTTGTGGTAGTTCAAATCAGTTGGGAATTTTTCTAGTATACTTTCAATGCTATCATATGCCTTTTCCAGTATATCTCCGTATTCAGTTTTAATAATATTAGCGTCATCTTCGGTTAAATTTTCTTCATTGTCAAAATCGTGCAGTAGATCGTCAATATCTAATTTCAAATCTTTCATTATTTTTTGAATATCCTTTTTATATTCGTCTGGGGAAAATAGGACTCTCTTTAAAATCGGAACTTTAACCTTAGCAACTGGTTTAGAAATAATTAATTCTTTTTTAAATTTTTGCTTATTTGGTTGAATATATTCAGGTTCTGGTTCAGTTTCTTTTTCGGGTTCTATTATTTCTGGTCTTTTATCCGCTTTTATAAATTTCTCTTTTTTTCCTTTCGGTTCTTCCTTAACCTCATATCTTGCTTCTTTTTTCTCTTTCTTAACTTTAACGGGTTTAATAGGCTTTGGTTCTTCCTCAATTTCAGGCTCAATTTCAGGAACGTATTCAGTTTCAATCTGTTTTTGTAATTTAACTTTAACTGGTTTAATCGGTTTCTGATATTCTTCTTCTTCCTCTTCTGATTCAAAAACCGGTTCGATAATATGCGTTCGTTCTTCTTGAATTTCTCTCAGGACTTCTTGTAGTTTAACGACGGTATAACTGAAAAATTTTTTATCGTATCTATCTAACTGTTTTAATTGCTTCAGCAAAGATGCTTTAGTAATCTTTTGAGTTTTTTCAATTTTATGATCCATTTTTATAATAAGTAAATATTATAAAAATTAAAATAAAAATATTGTTATTCTTTTTACAATTTCTTCACGCGAGTCTTTTTAGTTTTAACTACTGGCGTTTCTACAGGTTCAGTAATTTCTACTGGCTCTTCTACTACTGTTTCTTTTTGAACTCTAGTTTTCTTTGGGAGTGCTTTTTGTGCAGCAAGAACGTCTTTTCTAACTTCCTTCGTAAGCTTATTTACGGCCATCAAAGCGTTTCTGACTTTTGTACCGTTAGATTTGTTATTTTTGATATTGTATGTGATCATCTCGTCATTGTATGCTTGGATCGCTTTTTGAAGATTTTCTGTATTGTTACTCATTTTTATATTAATAAAGTTTTTTTTAAATCATTATAATTTATTTTTTAAATCTTTTGAGCGATAAATTTTTAATATCAATCTATGAAAATTAAATGAGGATTTTGTTTATTTGATTCTATAAATTGTATATGTTTATATGTTTTTATGTGATGCGATAAATTGCCTTTTGATGTAATTGAGCCACAAACACAGGTTATTTTTTCTTTAAATTTATCTTTAATTTTATCAGAATTATTAGCATAATAATCTTTATTTTTTTCTTTAATTTTATCAGAATTTTCAGCCCTATATTCTTTTTGTTTTTCTTTTATTTTATCAGAATTATCAGCTCTATATTCTTTTTGTTTTTCTTTTATTTTATCAGAATTATCAGCATAATATTCTTTATCTGTTCTACCTGGTATAATACAGTTTAAAGCTGGTTTTAATTGTTCTATAATACGCCTCTCATTTTTCTCTAAATCTTTTTTATCAGTAGCATTAACTTTCTCAATTTCTATCATATCCCAATTATCAAAACCGCCATTCTCTCTAATAAAACTATAAAGTTTCCTATTATATTTTTCTCCATTTTCATTATTACACGAACTTTTATGATGTGATTTTCGTAATCTGAAATTTGTAGTACTCCCAATATAAATTTCTGTTACATCAGCATTTTTACAACATAGTTTGTAGATTGTTGATTTATTGTATTGTATCATTTTGTTTTATTATATATTGTATTTGTTTAAATCAAATATTATTTAGCTAAAGTAAAGCGTAATAAGACATGCACCGGCAATTGCGTTCAAAATTTTAATCTCTATGAGATCGTTTGCGTTAACGGCTCTTGCTGTAATAGAACCAGATTGACTTGTAGATGTTCCGATACCTGTGATAGCAGCACCAGCCGCAGTATTTACTAATATTGAAAGCTGACTTGCTCCTGTGGTTTGGACCGTTGAACTCCAACCAGTTATACTACAAGCAATAGGACAGCGCCATTGGGTCAAGTAACTACTCCCAGTAATACTCGCACTTGCCACATCAGCCCATTTATTTGGCGTCAAATATTCAGTGCCAGTTGCTAATGTGATACGACCGCCATAACTCATAGTGAAATTTCTGGATGCTTCCCACGTTGGAAGAGATGAGCCATTAGACTTTAAAAATTGTCCTAAAGTTC